TGCAGTCCACCGAACAGTTTGTCGAAGGTATCGTGATTGACATCTGCTCTCGTTCTTTTCTTCTTCTGAGTGATCAGGGCGAACAAAAGATGGTTCAGTGCGACACCACTAATGAGTTTATGAATGTTCTGGAAGTTGTCACCAGCAATCTGGACGAAAATCAAATTGAGTATGCTGACCTTGCTATTGCTTGATAAATATACCAACTATGGAAGTCTATACATTGAAACAGTGGGAAGAAAACTTTGATGCTCTTTTGGAAAGAGTCGAAAACGGAGAGCATATAGGTATTATTAGAGAAGATGGCACTGCTGCCGTCATGATACCTGCTGATGATGAACTTATACGAATACACACTGAGTTAAATAACGAAGCATCGTAGTTCGTCATTTTTCTTGCTCGTGAGACTTGGTAGTCAGAGAGGTCTTATAAACCTTTTCCGCCAGATTAGCGGCTTTGAGGTGGTTCGAATCCACCCACGAGTACCTTGCAGGTTTAGCAATCTGGTTGAATGCTCGGAACTCATAATTCCGCAAAGGGGAGTTCGATCCTCCCAACCTGCACTTGACAATCAGCACTCTAAGTGTTATGATTGTCTCATCGGACGATTGGCGCAGCGGTAGCGCAGCTGCTTTACACGCAGTTGGTCACTGGTTCGAATCCAGTATCGTCCACCTAAATTTATGGGAGCGTGGCGGAATCGGTAGACGCACCAGACTTAAAATCTGTTGGGCAATTGCCCGTGAGAGTTCAAGTCTCTCCGTTCCTATTTTAAAAAACTACAAATGAAATCAGATTTTTACATTGATAAAATAAGTAAATCTGAAGCAGCAAAATTACTTTTGCGATATCATTATCTTAAGGATATTTCAAAAGGTTTTAGATCGGGTTACAATTACGGTCTATATAAGAATAATGACTTTTCACCTCTAAATATTGGAGGCATTCAGGGAGTTTGTATATTTACTGGACTCCCCGTTCCAGAAATTGCTAAAGGCGCATTTGGATTAGAACGTTATGAACAACAAGGACTCTTTGAACTCTCAAGGCTCTGCATCCACCCCGATACTCAGCAGAGAGAGTATAATATCACTTCTTGGTTCGTTTCAAAGGCGATTAAGAGACTTAGAAAAGACACGGAAGTCAAAGCAATTATCTCATATGCTGATAGTGACTGCCATAGTGGCACAATCTATCGCGCTTGTAACTTTGTGTATTGTGGATTATCAGATGCAAAGAAAGATTTCTACTATGCAGACGGAACTAAACATTCTCGTGGAAAAATAAAAGGTTCTGAAGGAGAATGGAAAGAACGTTCCCGTAAACACAGATATGTCATGGTGTTTGATAAAAAATTAGAATTGCTGTGGAAACAGCAAAATAAATAAGACAAAACAGAAGGTTATGCCGTATACCATAAGCACAGCACATTGTTGGTATAACGAAGGAAAAATGATTGTAAAAATGTATTTTTTGGAAAGTATTCCTTTTACATTTGATGAAATGCCAGATGGGCATTTATATGATTTGGATTTAATTAAAGAAGCAGATAATAATAGAAGATATGAAGTAGAAGATGTATATAAAGGTTCCAATTACATGATTATGGAATCTATGCATCCTTGTTTTGACATGATTGAAATATCAAATCCAGAAAATTTACCTGAAGATTTAATTCCTTTTTATAATGGTGAAGAAGATTTGTTGGGATAAATAAAACATAGAAATGTCCCAAGAATCATAATAAGATGGCACTGAACAAATTAGATAATTTTATCAAAAACACTGAAGGTCGCATATTATATGTAAGTCCATCAGATCTGGATGCGACCGATAGTATTGATAATACTGGTAATTCACTTGCTAGACCTTTTAAAACTATTCAAAGAGCATTAATTGAATCGGCAAGATTNTCCTATGTGAAGGGAAATTCTAATGATTTGATTGAGAAAACTACAATTCTTTTGATGCCAGGTGAGCACGTAGTAGATAATAGACCTGGATTTAAAATTAAAAATGTTGCAAGTAATGCAAGAGTTGTATCTCCTTCAGGTGCAGAGACTGATGCTGCAACAACTCTAAAACTTGATTTAAATACCAATTTTGATTTAACACAGGAAGATAATATTCTCTACAAATTTAATAGTGTTGAAGGTGGAACAATTGTACCTAGAGGAACTTCAATTGTTGGTCTTGACTTAAGAAAAACNAAAATACGCCCTCTTTATGTTCCAAATCCCACTGATAGTGATGTAGACAATTCTGCTATTTTTAAAATCACAGGTACATGTTATTTTTGGCAGTTTTCATTCTTTGATGGAAATGAGGCAGGAACAGTTTATACAGATCCTGTTGATTTTTCTACAAATAATAAATCAAAACCGATTTTTTCTCACCACAAACTCACTTGCTTTGAGTATGCCGATGGTGTAAACGATGTATCTGGTTATGATCTAACAGATCTTGATATGTATTATGCGAAACTTTCAAACGCATATGGTACAGGATCTGGAAGTCCTAATAGAAATATTGATAGCAAATATCCAAGTGATCCTGATGGATTTGCGAAGCAAAGACCAGAATGGGAAATTGTTGGAGCATTTGCATCGGATCCCATCTCAATTGTTTCCATCGAAGCAGGGGAAGGCGGAACTCCAACTAATCAAGTTACTGTAACGACAACTGTAGATCATGAACTTAGTGCTGGAACTCCAATTAAGATTCGTGGTGTTGTTCCTGAAGATTATAATATTTCAACAAAAGTTCAAAATGTAGATCCAGACAATCCTAAAGTTTTTACTTACTTACTTCCAACATTTAGAAAGAATTTAACCACACCAGGATCTGCTTCTGGTGCAACTGTTACTATTGAAACTGATACTGTATCGGGTGCTTCTCCTTACATCTTTAATATTTCGATGCGTTCTGTTTATGGTATGAACGGAATGCACGCAGACGGTGCAAAGGCATCTGGATTCCGTTCAATGGTTGTTGCACAATTTACTGGAGTTTCTCTCCAGAAAGATGATCGTGCATTTGTAAAATATAATAAGTCCTCAAGAAGTTATAGTGGCATCAGTATTTCTAAAAAAGCAGGAGCAGATCTTTCGAATGGATCTTCTGCGACAAACCCATCTCAAATTTATCACTTAGATAATCAGGCAATTTATCGTAGAGGTTGGGAACAAACTCACATTAAAATTTCAAATGATGCAATCATGCAGATTGTGTCTGTTTTTGCTATTGGATATAATAAACATTTTGCATGTGAAAGTGGTGGAGATGCTTCGATTACCAACTCCAACTCTAACTTTGGTCAACTTTCTTTAATTGCAGATGGATTTAAGAAAGAAGCATTTGATAAAGATAATAAAGGATATATTACAAATGTCATTCCACCAAGAGCACATACTGAGCAAGAAGAGAATATTGACTGGTTATCAATTGATGTTGGCGTAACAACTTCAGTTGGAGTTTCGACTCACTTATATCTTCGTGGTTTTACATCAGAGGATGACGTGCCACCAACTCTTACTCAAGGATATAGAATTGGTGCTAAGTTGAATGACAAGTTATTTGTAAATGTTGGATCTGGCACTAGTGAAGCCAACATCTTAATGGAAAATGGAGTTGATACTTCATACAGAGAATTTGATGTTACTGCAGTATCGAGTAGTAAACTAACAATTGGAACTGGACATGGACTGAAGACTGGTGAAAAAGTCATTATTCTGAGTGATGATGCAAATTATCCAGAAAATATCATACCTCATGTTGTTTATTATGCAATCACATTCAATGTTGCTCCAGACACAAACAAAATTCAATTAGCATCAACCAAAACGGATGCCGACAATGGCAATTTCATTACCTTGTATGGAGGAACAAAACTTAGAATTAGAAGTAGAGTAACTGATAAATCTTCTGGAGAAGCAGGTCATCCTATCCAATTTGATAATTCTGTAAATCGTTGGTTTGTAACCGTAAATTCTGGAAATGGAATTTATTCCACTCTGAATAATTTGGGTGTTGCTGGAATTGGAGATGAAACTAATCCAACATTTATCAAAAGAGCACCAGATGGAAGAAGTATTGACGAAAAAATTTATAAGTTCAGAGTAGTTATTCCAAAAGAACTTCAAAATGGAAAAACACCAGAACCTGGATTTGTAATTCAAGAATCTAGTACGACAGGTGCTCGTGATCAAAGTGATTTTACAGATTCTACAATTAGTCTTAGTGATTATGAATTCAACAAAAATCATAGATTTATTGCAACTTGCTCACATGCGTCTAGCACTTCAACTGTAAGAGTAGAGCTTCCTCATAACTTAGACGTTGGTGATCAAATTATCATTCGTAACGTAAAAGATACGACAAATACTTCTGGTACTTTTAATTCTGGATATAACGGAACTTTTATAGTTGCAACTGTTCCAAACAACATGGAGTTTACGTATACTAATACGAATTCTCCAGGTTCCTTTACGAATGATACGAGTGTAAGAGATGAAAATCTCCCTAGATTTGAAAGAAATGATCTGCAAAGTAATTTCTACATCTATAGAAACGAAACGATTAATGAATACATTGATGGGCAGCAAGATGGTGTTTATCATTTATACGCACTTAAAGCCGATGCACATGTCTCTCAAGAGTTTACCAATTTAGCATATAGTCAAAATGTAACTGATTTATATCCACAACAGGATAGAGATAATATTAATGATTCTCCAGCATCAACAAAGACTCGTGCATTATCTTCTCCTATCGGTGAAGTTCATACTAGTGATTTGAAGGGAAGTATCACTAGAGAATCTGCAGATGATTTAATTAAGAAATTTACGAAAAATTTAACGGTAAGTTCAATATCATCTTTAAGTGCGGGAATTTCTACTATTACATTTACAAGAAATCATGGATTTAATGGTGCGGTAACGGGAACTCTTAGTCCTGGAACTGGAACTCGTACAGATGGAACTTATTATAATGTAAAACTATATGATAATGCCGCATATACTTCTTGGAGTGGAGCAACAGCAAAAGTTATTATAAGTGGAAATGCAATCTCATCATTCCAAATTCAATCTAAAGGTTCTGGATATTCTAATGGAGATGAACTGTATTTTGATAATTCTGCAATTGGAGGTAATCAGGATGGAAAAATTACTCTTGCTACTGCAGGAATTGTAACAGCAGTTGGGGATGTTATTCAGTTTACTGGTATTGCAACAGCAACTGATTCATATCATAGAATCACAAATGTTCAAAATGCAACTAATATTGCAATCGCAAGAACTTCTGGTGATCCACAAATCTTACCAAATCAAATTGCAATTCATGTAGGACCTTCAGTTTCTGTAAATTCTTCTACATTCTCAAGTGGTATAACAACATTTAATTGCTCAGGTCCTCATGGACTTGTTGCTGGAAATAAGTTTAGAGTTATTGATGCGAGTAATAATAATCTTGGAGATTTTATTGTTAAGTCTAGAGTTGGAGTTAATACTTTTGAAGTAGAAACTACATCTCAATTATCCAACCCATCTTATATTCTTCGTCATTATTTCTCATCAAACTCTGGAATTTCTGATAGAAGTAATGAGAACCTTGCAAGAAGAGGTCAAGTATTCTACGATAATGACGTATTGAGAATTGATAATAGTGGATCTTCAATTGGTATTAGCACAACACTGATTCCGATTACGCACCCATCATCGGGGATTGGAACAACTGAAAGATTCCCAATTGGAACTTATATTCAAGTTGACAATGAGATCATGAGAGTTGCTTCATCTTCTCTCACTGGTGTTAACAAATTGAATGTAATTCGTGGTGTACTATCTTCACAATCAACAACTCATGATGATGGATCACTGATTCGTAAGATTCGTCCAATTCCTGTAGAGTTCAGAAGACCATCTATCATTCGTGCTTCTGGACACACATTTGAATATCTTGGATATGGTCCTGGCAACTACTCCACAGGTCTTCCACAAGTTCAAACAAGAACTCTGACAGAAAGAGAAGAATTCTTGTCACAAGCACAAGAAAGATCTGCTGGTATTGTTGTTTATACTGGTATGAACAACAGAGGTGATTTCTACATTGGAAATACAAAGAAATCGTCCGCAACTGGTGAAGAAACTTCATTTGATACTCCAATTCCAACCGTTACTGGTGAAGATCCTGCAAGACTTAGTGCAATTTTTGATGAAATCACAGTTAAAGAAAGAATTGTTGTTGAGGGTGGAGATTCTGGAGAAATTCTTTCCCAGTTTGATGGTCCAGTAACATTTAACAAAGATGTTAGAGTAAAAGATGATTTTTCAATCTCAGGAAAATTAAGAATTTTAAATACTGTACAATCTACGAGTCCTATTACTGGTTCAGTAATTATTGATGGTGGTGTTGGTATTGCTAAAAATTTATATGTCGGTGGTAATACTAATATTACTGGAGATCTTACAGTAGGTGGAAATGTTAATTTTGATGTTGTTGTTGGATCTTCAGGAACTTTTGGAAATATTCAACTTGCAGTTGCAGATGATAACACAATCGATACTTCTACGGGAGATCTTAAGTTAAATTCAACATCCGGTTCTTTTGTTGCTATTCAAACAAATACTACAATTACTGGTATCTTAAGTGTAACTGATGATATTACTGCATTCTGGACTTCCGATGAAAGATTAAAAGATAATATTACTCCAATTGATGATCCTCTTGCTAAAGTTCTTTCAATTAGTGGCAATACTTTTGATTGGAATGAAAAGTCCAATAAAGATGGACATGACGTTGGTCTGATTGCTCAAGAGATTCGTGAAGTGCTTCCAGAAGCAGTTGTAGAAAGAGATAATGGTTATCTTGCAGTTGATTATCATAAGGTTGTTCCACTGCTTGTAGAGGCAATTAAAGAACTCTCAGGTAAAGTTGAGGTGCTTGAACAAAAACTACAAGATAAATAACTCTAAAGCTTATAATAATGGCAAATTATAGGAAGTCATTTAATTTTAGAAATGGTGTTCAGGTTGATAATGATAATTTTATTGTAAATGCAAATGGACTAGTTGGAATTGGAACGTCCATTCCAACTGAGTCTCTTGATTTAATCGGAAATGCAAAAATCACAGGTTTTGCAACTGCGACTACGTTGGGTGTTGCAGAAACTGCAAACTTTTTTGGAAATTTAAATGTAGGATCACCTATTACATTAAATCCCACTACAGGTGTTGTTTCCGCAACAAGATTTGTTGGAGATGCTTCTGGACTTACTAACATTTATGCAATTTCAACAACAGGATGGGTCACACAGGGTGTTGGGTTACATACATTTAGATCTGTTGGCGTTGGAACTACCAATCCATTGTATAAATTTCAGGTAGGATTGGATCCTGCTACTAGTGCAGGTGTGGGAATTACGGATGGAAATATTCTTGCAAGTGGCATAATTACAGCAACAACTTTTGTTGGAAATCTCACAGGCAATGTAACTGGAAATCTCACAGGCGATGTAACTGGTAATGCTGATAGTGCAACAGCATTACAAACTGCCAGAAACTTTTCAATTACTGGAGATTTAGAAGCAAGTACAATTTCTTTTGATGGAACATCAAATGTTTCTCTAGGATCCACACTCTCATCAAGTTTTAGTGCAAATACATCAGGTATTATTACTGCAAGTGCATTAGAAGGAAATTTAACTTCTTCTTCAGCAACTATTACCAGTGCAACTGTTACTAATGCGAATATAACGAATGCAGATGTAGGTATCGGAACATTTGACGACTTAAGAATTAATAAAACAACCGCAGCAAGTCTTGTTATTACAAGTGATACGAATTCTTCAGTAAGTATTGGCAAGTCTGTTGGTGCTGGTAACAGTAGTGCTCAACTCAAATATACTCCTGGAACTGGTCGTTTAGACATTAATAATTTTGATCTTGGTGGTGTATCTATTAACCTTCATGAAGGTACTGGTGTAGGAAATACTGAAGGTTTTAGTGTAAAATATGACAACACTAAGAAATTTGAAGTCACTTATGATGGAAGAGTTGGAGTTAATCGTGGAGGTGCTTCATTAACAAGACATCTTGAAGTTGGAGGAACAGCATATATTTCAGGAGATTCTAAGATTGTAGGAGTTCTTACAGTCGGAACAGGATCAAATGAAGTTACCTTGGGTGATGGTAGTCCTTTACCAGTTTCTGATGAGCAAAATTTCAATACATTAAGTGGGATTAGTACATTTAATGAACTAAGAATACAAAATGTTCGAGTGGGACAAGGTGGAACTATAACTTCTAATTTATACGTTGGAAATGAAGTTGGAGTAGGTACAACATCAAATAATGTTTTTGTTGTTGGCAATCAAACTCCAGTATTCCAAGTATTTGGATCTGCATATACTTCCGAAGGTTTTATGACCAATGGAGTCCTCGGAATTACTACAGATCCAAATGGATCTACTCAAGAGGATCCTAGATCAATTCCAAGTGATTTAGGTGCCTCAGTACCATCAATGACATATGGATCTTTCCAAGTTGATTGTACTGCAGCATCTTTAGTTACTGAAAATGTTTTACTTGTTCCAAATTTTGGAATTTCTGTAGCTGGATTTGGTTCTACAAATCTTGGACTTGTACCAAGAAATTATAACACAAATAAGTATTTGACGAAAGTTGGTGTTAATACTTATTTTGCAAGATCTATTTTTGATGTAGGAGCAGCATCGACAACGATGAACTCTTACTTTATTCCACCATCATTATCTCAAAGTGATATTGATGTAATGGCAGATTTATGGAATCCTGCCACATCATCTTCACTAACTGGTCATGAACAATCTAAAAAAGTTACCTCAACTGGAGTAGTCCCTGGTGCAATTGTTCATAACAGAACGACAGATACTATTCAGGTAAGAGATGGTGCATCATCATTTAGAAACTTGAGTCCTGTAGTTGCATTTGCTACTGTTGATAGTGGAAGTTTAGTTTCAACTGATGGATATAATCTTTCATTGACAAATAATCTCACTAATGCAATTTTCTCATTCAGTACTGCATTGCAATCTGCAAACTATACGGTAATGGTTTCTGCTGGAAGTACCACAGAATCTTACACTGTTCCAGAAGCACAAAAAACAACAACTGGATTCAGAATTACGTTTAGTCCTTCTAATGCTAATACTCAAAGTTACTCAGTCATGATACTTCAAGTATAAGACTTGACAAGATTCTCAGATCCCTGTAGACTACCTTTGTCTGGGTTGGAGATGAGAAGCTAAGCTTCTTTAAGACACTTTAGAAACCGTCTACTGAGTAAGATCAGGGACGGTTTTCTGCTATAATGACTCTATTGATTTGAAACCTACCATGACCATCACTCTTCGTCCTCACCAAGAAGATGCTCTCCATGCCATGTCGAATCATGACAAGGGTCAAGTGATTGTGCCAACTGGTGGTGGAAAGACTATGTGTATGATCAAAGATTCTAAAATTCATTTTGATAGATTTAACAATCGAGTTCATGTGGTAGTAGCACCACGAATACTGCTAGCAGAACAGTTATGCTCTGAGTTTCTAGAGCACATTGATAATGCTCATGTTATGCATGTTCATAGTGGAGAAACAGAACACTTTAGTACCACTAAGGCAAAGACTATCAAAACATGGTCTGAGAATATTAATGGTAATCAATTGATTTTTACGACTTATAACTCTTTGAACCGTATTGAGGAATCTGGTGTTAAGGTAGATACCGTTTATTTTGATGAGGCACATAATAGTGTTAAGAGAAACTTCTTTCCTGCCACTGAGCATTTTAGTGGTGCTGCTGATCGTTGCTATTTCTTTACTGCGACTCCGAAACATTCTGCTACTATATCGAAACCAGGAATGAATCTTCCAGAAGTTTATGGACAGATTATTTGTAATGTTCCTGCACCTAAGTTGGTTAAAGAAGGGTATATTCTTCCTCCTAAGGTTGTTGTGAATGAATTGCCCCAAGGAGATTTCAAGATGTCTGATTGTGATAATTTGATTTGTACAATTGATGACAATTCTTTAAACAAGATTCTAATTGCTGCAAGGTCTACAAGGCAGATTGTGAATTTGTTGACTGAATCTGATTTTTATCCACAGATTCGTCAACGTGGTTATTCATGCATGTATATCACATCAAAGACTGGTGCATTTATTGATGGAGTGAAGGTTGATCGTGAGGAGTTTTTCAAGACTCTGAATGCCTGGGGTAAAGATCCTGAAAAGAAATTTGTTGTATTGCATCATAGTATCCTGTCTGAAGGTATCAATGTATCTGGTCTTGAGGCAGTGTTGTTTATGAGGAATATGGATTACATTGGAATTAGTCAGTCAATCGGTCGTGTGATTCGACTAGGAGGGTCTGAGAAGACCTTTGGATTGGTCTGTGTGCCCGTCTATGACAAAGTAGGTATCAATACCGCACGGAGTGTTCAAAGTGTCGTAGAGACGGTTTTTGAGCAAGGTGAACCTGCAATATCTGTAATTAAAAAATGATTTCTGGGCAGCAGACTTGCGTAAGTCCCAGGATCGTGCTACATTCAAAACGTTCAAAGAACAATTTTATGACTATTGCAACAGCACAGCAACACTTCATTGATCACCTTGAGACAGGTGTTGACT